TAAGAATAAAGAAACAGGTTTAGTGGAGATATTAGACATTAAATGTGATAAGAATAGGGAAAAAGAGCACTTACAGGCAAGATTAAGCGTAAATAATGTTAGGATAGAGAAATGCGAATAAATATGCAAAATAGAGTAAAAGAGGTACTTGAAGACAGTATTCATTGTAGAGATAGTGATGTATATCTAGTTTATGAGATATGGAGTCAGGAAATAATAGATAATCCTAGAACACCATATGTAGAACAGGTTCTTGTAAATGAAATAGATATGATAGATATATTTAGAATGTGGAAAGATAAGTTAATTTCACATCCATCTGCTATAATGAGAGCTAGAAGAAAAGTACAGGAAGAACACCCTCATACTAGAGGTAAAGTATGGGAAGAAAGACATAATCAACAAAAACAAGTACAAGAAGATTTAGGGTACAATAGTTAGTCGAGGAAGGTATAGTAATAAGCAACTTAACTGGAATTGGCTACGTACCCTATTAATTTAAGGAGGCTGTAATGGCAAATAAAAAAGAAAAAACAAAAGAACCAAAATTGTCAAAAGAAGATCAATATGAATATCTTTTATCTATGGTAGACGTTATTAATGAAAGTATAAAAAATATGCATGAAAGAATAGACGTTTGTAGTAAAAGGATAGATAATGTTTCTGATCTAGCTTTAAGAAATTCCGAAATCGAAAATAAAGAGATGGCTAAAATGGTCGATAGAATAGCTAAAAGAATGGGGTTAAAATAATGAGTGCGCCTAATAAAAAGCCAACAATGATGGAAGTTAAAAATGTGCTGAGCAATATAATAAAGCAATTTGAAGCATTAAAAGAGCATGTCCTAATGATTGATAACATCTTGATTAATTATATAACATATAAAAAAGATGCAGATGAATTTAAGGCTTGGTTAGAAGAGAAAAACAAAAAGGAGGAAAAAGATGTGGTTTTGCCAGACGAAGAAAGCAAAAAAGCAGATGGAAATATGCAACAAGAATAAATGTCCAGGCTGTTATAAATGTATTTGGATAGAAGAATCAGCAAATGCAATGGTTGAGTATGGCACGCTGGTTGAGCCAGAAAAACATCCATTACACGACCAATTAGTAGAAAAGTTTAATGGTGTCGAAATTAGTTAATTGCAAAAAATGTAATATTAAGTGCCCCCCTATATATGAGTTAAAGCCATTTTATTCTCATTTAAGCCAATTCATATGTAGGGAATGCACTTTAGAAATAACGAAGGAGTATTATGATAGAAGACCTGATGAAACTGAAAAAACAGATTAACACTATGATAGAAACATACAAAGATTTACATCCTGACGATGATATTCATTATGATGCTTCTGGCAATGATGTAGATCAAGTAGAATACGAAAAACAAACAGCTTTAAAAAAAATAAGAGAGGGGACTTATGAAAGCGCGTTCCGCGAAAAACAAAGGCAGAAAACTGCAGAATCTGGTGAGGGATCGCCTTCGCTCTGTGTTTACGGAGACTCTTGAGACGAATGATATTGAATCCCAGGTCATGGGAATGAGTGGTGAAGATATAGTATTATCACCAGCAGCTAAAAGAGTTATTAGATATAGTTTTGAATGTAAAAATAAAGAAAGACTTGATTTATGGAAGTCTTTAGAACAAGCTGCATCTAATTGTGAAGATAGAAACCCTGTTCTGGTATTCAAACGTAACAGATCAAAAATCTATGTAGCATTAGAATTTGATCATTTTATAGAATTAATAGATGAAAAAATGAAGGAGATTTAGTGGATTTAAATAATTTAGATAGAAAAAACTTAGAATGGATTGAACAGTATTTAGACAATACATCTTACAGTGAAATACCTGATTCATTCATTAAACAATTAGATATGTGGTTTGAAACAGTAAGTTATATCAAAAGTTTAGTCGAATTAAAAAAACAAGAAAATAGTGACTAATCAAAAGTTCCTAAAGATGAGAGTATTTTCATCAACTCAGCATCAGAATATTTCTTTTCATCCTTTTTACTTACTTTCTTCTGTTTGGGAGTAAAGTAATCAGAAACAGTTTTAGGCATATATTTTTGTAAAGGCATTAACATGGCATCCTTGTAAGAAGATAATTCAGGGGTGCCATAAAGCCCTAGTTCCTGACCTAATAAAGTTGGTACACCAGTACCATTAATAGAGTTAGGCACAGTAGTATAGACAAGTCTTCCAATTTGAGTATTTAAAGTTCTAACTATCTCTTCTGTTGCACTAGTTTTATTTTTATTATGAAACTTTATATATCCATTAGCATAAGATGTCCATTCAGGACCACTCATGCCCATAAAATTAACAGCATGTCCAATTCTTATTATATCACTCACAAAAGGACCACCAAACGTTCCAGTAATAGGGTCTAATCCAAAAAATGCTTTCTTTTTAGCTTCTGCATCACCCAACATATATTGTTTTAATCTAACACCTCTTTCAAGAGTATCATTTTGAATAAGGTTATTAAAGTTTGTATTAGTTAATGCTGATAGACCAGTTATAAATGTATAAAGCATACCAAGTCTATAAAGTCTCCAAGCTTCAGGGCTATTCCACTCTCTTGCTAACATATCAGAACCACCTTTTTTAGCTATCTTAGCTTGATAATTAAAAAAGTTAATAGCATATGTTGAAAACTGACCAAGTACAGAACCAACTGGACCTTTTGTAATATTAGGTTTAGCAAATCTATCATACTGATAATGTAACTCTTTTACCATTTCAGCACCATATTGAGAAGCTTTATTAATAATTTCCTTTTCTACTTTAGGAGCTATATCTACATCACTATCTTTAGATTTTTTAAGAGTTCTTCTTAATAACTCTGGATTATTCTTTAAATCTCTATATTTAGTCATAAATGCAATTTTAAATGTTAATCCCCTATTTATCTTATTTTCAACCCATTGCATAGGTTTACCTGTAACTCTTGCAACATTTTCAAACCAATCATTTATTTTACCTGCAGTAGATGGACCCTTTTCTATAACCCTACCTTCTGGAGTAACCTCCAATTGTGCCATAAGTTCTCTAGGCATAGCAAGTTCCTGTATATTCACAAATTCAAAACCATGTTTTTTCATTTCAGCATCTACAATAGTTTTCATAGATTCAGACTGAAGATCCTTAAACGCTGTATACATACCTTTTGTTCCAAAATAAACCCAATTTTGTAAAGACTGTGTAGCATTTCTAGCTGCTGACCTTATATTTAATCCTAACTTAGATATAAATTGAAATGATGTAATAGCTCTTGATACATGAGCAAGTTTACTATCTCTAAACTTAGTTCCTAATACAGCCTCATGAGTATCACCAATATATCCAGCTAACATTTGTAAATGTTGATCATACTCCATACCCTCTAATCTACCTAGTTCTTTTAATGCATTTGTAGTTTCTTTAGTAACTCTAGCATTATAATTAAATCTAATAGCATTATTTGAAAATGTATCAAGCAATCCTATTACATCTTTATTCTGTAAATCATACCTACCTGATTTCTTTTCAAATGTAATACTCGGTAAGTTTAAATTATCACTTACATTTTTAACCATAGCATCCATATATGTGCTTACATCTTTATAGTTTGAATCAAACTTGCCTGAATAGAAATCTTGACTGAATTTAGCAAATGTAGGAGCTATATCTAATACTTGAGTAGGAAAATACTCTTTTGGTTTTTTAGGAGCTTTAGGTCCGAAATAATCATTATACAATTTTTCTAAACTTTTAATCTGAAAGCCAACATTATTAAATTCATTTTCATGTCCTTTTAAAACACTAATATAATCCTTAATACCATTACCCATAACCTTCCACAATCTATCTTTTAGAGGTTTTATACCTTCAGAAGGTTTACCATAATGCCATAAATTAACAGCCTCAACAAGTTCAGGACCATACTTTAATTTAGCTGCATCTAAATCTTGTTTTTTAATCTTTGAAGGGTCTAGCATTAAATCATACAAAGCATTATTAACAGCCATTTGAGAATCAGGATCTATATTCTCTAGCCATTTTTTCCTGTATGCATCAGCCTCTTCCACTTTGCCTAAGGCTTGTAATCTCTCCCATTCAGTTTGATGCTTTTTTATTTCAGCTTCTACTTTATTTCTACCATAACCATACTTCTTCATAAAGCCTGTATCACCCATAGCTCTATTTAAAGAATTTTTAATTAAAGCCAAATCACTACCTATAGTCTGTAAATTACCATGATAATAGTTACTAGCTTGAACTAGATTTCTAAAGTATTTTTTAGTTATAGGATTTCTAGATAGTATATTTTCAGGAAGATTAAACAGCTTACCTAACTTAGATGGTGTTTTTTCTAAACCATTTAAAAATTTAGTCATCTTTTTATCTAATTTATTTAACTCTCTAGCATTAGGTAATCTGCTAAATTCAAAATCTAAATTAGGTAGAATTTCATTAAACATTCTTTCAAATTCATTAGCTCTACCTCCAGTCATAGCTTTTATAATTTTATTATCCATCCACTTGTCTACTATAAGATTTAATCTAGCAGCTCTTTCTTGCTCACCAGCTTTCAAATTTAAAGGATTTAAACATTCAGCCATTAACACTTACCTCCAACTTTACTATTTGTTATACCTTTTAATCTTTCAGATCCGCCTACAGGTGGTTCTACAGGAAGATTTTCATAAGGCGCTCTATGAACTGGTCTTCTAGGACCGCCATATGTTAAATTTAATTTAGTTGCATCACCTAGCATAATCTGGAAACCATTTTCAACTGCCTTTAAATATGATTGACCACCATTAATAGATCCATACTTAGTAGCTCCTACAAATTCAGGTATATAACCTACAGGCATATAATGAAGAAAACTAGCATTAGCCATTTCTGCTGCAAAACTAGGCATAAGAGGTTGAGAAGACATATAATATGCTATATTTTTATTGGTGTTATCAAAACCAAATAAACTTGATACTCCTGGGTTTATATATCTTTGCTGGAAGCTTGGAGACCAATTTTCAAAACTATATGATGATATTTCGTCCGCTAAAGGAAAACCTCTCAATACATCATGTTTCATATTTGCAGCATTTGTCATAACATTATGAACTACTGTACCTCTTTCTCCAGGTAACCCATAAACCGCTCTTAATGAGTTATTTACGTGCCCTGCAAGATGAGAAAATATCATATCTTTATGCCATTCTGAGAATAGTTTTTGATCTGCCCCAGATATAAAGTTTAACCCTAATCTAATCATAGATAAACTTTCCTTTTTGAAAGCTGGAGTTAGTCTATCATGAACATAAGTAAATTTAAATGGCTCAACTTCTGGAGTCATTAACTTCCATAAGAAAAGATTTCCATAATCAGCTTTACCAGTAGTTTGCCATTTCATAAACATTCTTTCTAATTTATCCATAATAACAGTATTAGAACGTGTGTTATCCATATACCACTCTTGACCATTAAAATTCTTTTTCCATGTTTCTCTATAAAATCTCTTAAAATCTTTTACATCTGATTCAAACTCTTTAGATATTTCTTTAGACTCTAAAGTTTCACTTATAAATATTTTACTGTATCTATCAAAAGAGTTAAACCATATTAGCCTCTCTATTTGTTCCATAGAGCTTACACCTTCAACACTAATAATATTGTTCTTTTTAAGGTAATTATTTAAACTTGAATCATGTTTTCTAGCCCAATCACTAACAGTTTTATAATCATATGATGAAGGCAACTCACCTTCATTCCAATTCTTTGGAGGCTTTTGCTCTTTTATCATATCATCAATAATTTTTCTTTTAGATGCCTCTCTTATACCTGAAGCCCATGCAACTTCCTGTCCAGAACCACCAAGTATCATTTGTTTCTCTATTTCAGATTTTTGTCTTTTCAATTCAGCAATATCTTCAGTCAAATATTCAACGTATTGCTTATTATCTTTTCCATAAGCTCCATATCTAGCCTTTTCTTGACTCCTTATTCTCCAATCTAAATAGTTAACATAACCTAAAAACTTATTATTTTTACTTACTGCTTTAATAAACTCACCTGCAACATCAGAAAACTCTTCAGAATACATTCCTTTTTCACTAAACCTTTTAAATTCAGTAAGCATTTCCCCACCAATTCTACCAGGAGCTTCCAGTCTCATATTATCATGATAAGTTATTACTGACATTGCTCTTTCAAATGGCAATTGATTATCCATCCATTTAACAGTAGCCTTACCATCTCTAGATAAATTAGGTCTTATAGCATCACCAAAATTACCAAAAGGATTAAAGAAGCTCTTACCCTTATCTCTCTCAAACATTTTATTTAATTGATTTTTATCAATACCTTTTTGTTTCATTACTTTCCAATAAACATATTGAGGCAAATTAGCCATTTGTGAGTCAAAAGTTCTTGTTTGAGATATAATATCATCATAACTAATTTTCTCTCTTTTACCAGTAGAAAACTTACCAGTACCTAAAGTTAATAAATGTTGATAAGGTTCTATAACTGCTTTTATAACCGCTTTTTCTGTAGCTGAAAATGTATGAGCAACATCAGATGGTGTCCAAGTATTTCTTAATTTACCTTCTGCATTAAAAAATGCTTTACTAAATATACCTTCATATCCATGCTCAGTATCACCAAATAATACTCTATCAAACCATTTCTCATTATATCTTTCAGCATTATAACCTTGTCTAGAGTCTGTTATGTTTTGTATATCTGTTGCCAGCTTATCCATAGTTCTTTCTAGTTTAACTGGATCAACAAATAATTTACCTCCACCTTCAGCATGCTTAAGTCTAAAACTAAGACCTGAAAACTCTAAACCTGTCTCACTATTTAATGTACCTCCAGAACTATAATGTTTTAATGCATTTAATATTCTAGGCATTTTTACTATAGTACCTCTTAACTTTTGAGCTGTATAATCACTAGCATAAAACTTATTCATACTTGAAGCATCTAAAAATGATAGATTCTTAGGTAAGCTAGTTTTATTATT